CTCACACTCGAGGTAGCCTTGAATGGCTGCTACATTCCTCGCATTACTGCAAGGAAGTAGCATCTTGCCAAACATCAGTGTTAACTGACGAATAGCAAGAATAGCATCCAAACATGGCTCATCGAGTAACAAGCCACTACTCCGGTCGAACACACGGTTGAAGAAACCTCCCAAAAAGCGGGGGAGACTTCCCCTACGTTCATTACTGAACGCAGGGTGGATACCGGCCTTACCTTGATCAAGCCAGCTTTGGGCTGACTTGCCAAGTTCAGGCAGGGTTATCGTTAAAAACGACAACCCCTCATGTTCGACACGATCCGCGACAGTTTTAATGTCGCGAATGGCGCTAGTGCAACATCTGTCGGCCGATTCCTCGGCCAACAGGGACCAGAGTGACGTCAGGCTTTTCACCTGTCCCTTGTTCAACAAGGGGTAACCTCCTTTATGAGAGGTTCAGGATCCATAGCCTACGGACTGAAGCGACAATCAGTCGCACCCGGGTGACAACTCCCTCAGACATTGAGGAAGTGCCACCCAAGTCCGCTGACGACGCTCGCAACTAAGGTTAGCTATAGAGGAAGTGCTTTCGCGCTTCCTCAGACAACCTCAGCAACAGGTCCGACACGTAGAGGAACCGCTCCGTCCCGACGGAATCGAGTATCCGAATTGGTTCATTCGGGTCGATCCCCTCGTGGACATTGCAGACCACTACGTATCGCATCGAAGGCCTGCCATTGGAGGCAGCCCACTCGGCGTTAGCCAAGCGGGTTACCTTCATGGCATCCCTCAGATGGGGGGGAACGTACTCTCGTACGATCCTTCTCCCCGGGATTGGACGTGACATTTTACTGTTACTACCTTTCTCGGGGTATTACCCCGATCGTTGTTATAGGTTGCCGTTACGGCTAACCACCATGGAGCGATGCTCCTTGCGGAACACGAACGTACCTTACGGCGTGACCACTTACGGACCTAATCCGAGCAATTGCTCGAACCAGGCCGCATTGGTGATCTCCCTAAAGGACAGGT